AAAAGAAGGACGGTACACAGTACGCCAGATCAAACAAGTGCCTGAGTTGTGACGCCACAGGGTTTACCTATACAGACAACCTCAGTAGCATTGCAGGTCTAAAGTTTGTAGCACCCAACGGCAAGTGGATCAGCGCCAATGGTTTTGGTACAGGCAAAGACAACCTTGTATTCCTTGAGGGCGTTGCCCGTTCCAAGGGTATGAAGGAAGCTGAGTTGTTCTTGCAGAATGTTCGTAGGTTGTCAGCCGTAGAGACATACCTCAGTAGCTTCGTACAGGGCATTGCAACTAACGTAAAGCCTGACGGTAAGCTACATGTACGTTTGCTACAGCACCGCACTGGCACAGGCCGTTTGTCAGGGGCCGATCCCAACATGCAGAACATGCCACGTGGTGGTACGTTCCCTGTCAAGAAGGTATTCATATCACGTTGGAAGGGTGGTAAAGTTATGGAGGCAGACTTTGCCCAGCTAGAATTTCGTGTTGCTGCGTTCTTGTCTCAAGACATGGCTGCAATTGATGAGGTAACTACAGGCTTTGACGTACACAGCTACACTGCACAGGTTATATCAGATGCAGGTCAGCCTATGTCACGGCAAGAAGCCAAGGCACATACCTTTGCTCCCTTGTATGGGGCGTCAGGTTTTGGTCGTAGCCCTGCAGAAGCGGCATACTATCAACAGTTTACGACAAAGTATTCTGGTGTAGCAGAGTGGCACAAGGCACTAGCCAAAGAGGCACTCAACACTGGTAAGATAACTACACCATCTGGGCGTGAGTTTGCGTTCCCTGATGTAGTACGGCGGCGGTTCGGGGGTGTGACTTATTTCACACAGATTAAAAATTATCCTGTTCAATCGTTTGCAACAGCTGACATTGTACCCATATCTCTGATATACATTGATAAGTTACTGACAGCAAACAAGCTACACAGTTGTGTAGTAAACACGGTGCATGACTCAATTGTAATTGACATACATCCAGACGAGGAGGTAAAAGTACTAAGAGTAATACAAGCAGCTAACGACAAACTAATACCAATCGTCAATCGTAAGTGGGGCATAGACTTTAACATACCTCTATTATTAGAGGCAAAGATAGGCCCAAATTGGCTTGACACAAAAGACGTAGCGTGATATAACTATCATTCACCTGATCAAAAACAAGGAGACTTAAATATGAATCAAGTTACAACAATAGACACAAACAACTTTGCAGTAATGGCGCAGGCTATGGGCATGAACGCAGAGAAATCACAGAATACAAGTAAGGCAAGCACACTTGCACGTTTGCGTATTCACCACACACCAATCATGGGTCAGCAAGAGATCAAGGGTAAGATGAAGAACGTAGAGGTAATCTCTGGTGGTGCTTACAAGTTAGACATACCTGATGGGCCTACCTACTACGCAGAAGGTGCGACTATTCGTCCATTCCTCCAACGCTTTATGTATAAGAAGTTCATCAAAGGTAACGACAACACAGCCAATCGTTTCCTCAAGACTGTTATGGCTAACGATCTTAACAATGATATGAAAGACAATGAGGGTGGCTTCAACTGTGGTAAACCTGCAGGGTTCATCAAAGATTGGGCAGCACTACCTGACCACATGAAGGAACTGATCAAGTCTATCAAGCGTGTTCGTGCATTGTTTGGTACGGTTGAGTTGATCAATCCTACAGATGAGAATGGTAATGCAGTTGAGGTAGACACTACAGCGTTTATCTGGGAGATTGATAATCGTGATGCCTTCAAAACATTGGGGGATCAGTTTACCAAGCTATCCAAGATGCAACGCCTACCACCACAGCACGACATCTCTTGTACTACAAGGGAAGTACCATTGCCTAACGGCAGTAGCTTCTACGTACCAGAGGCAGAGTTGAACCTTGGTACTACGTTGACTATGGACAACAATACACAGGAAGTCTTCGCTAACTTCATGGCATGGATTGAGAACTACAATACCTACATACTTAATTCATGGGATGAGAACATGCACAAGAATGAGGACGTAGACACAGACACAGTAGAAGAGTTTGTGGATATCAATGAAGAGGACTTTGTGTAATGGACATGCCGCAGTCAGGTATTGTCTATGACATGTCAAATGAAGAGTATCACAGACAGGTAGGGTACTCTTCGACTGCCATAAAAACGGTGTGCAAGCAATCGCTTGCGCACTACATGGCACAGAAACCACTAGGAGACAGCCCTGCATTTGCCCTTGGGTCTGCTGTACACGCTACTCTGTTGGAACCAGAGCGTGACCTAGTTATCAAAGGACCAAAGACAAGGGTATCTAAAATATTCAAGGAGCTATACAGCAACAAGGAAGATGATCAAGTTGTACTAACAGAGGTAGAGTACTACGTACACAATAAGATGTGCAGTTCTGCTTTAGCTAACCCAACGTGTAACAAGATACTAAAGGATAGTCGTAGGGTTACAGAGAGTAGTATCTTTGTGACAGATACAGTTAGTGGCCTTAACCTAAAGACACGACCTGACTTGTACATACCAAAGACAGGCCAGTTGTACGACATTAAGACTACCATTGACGCATCACCAAAAGGTTTTGCGGAGCAGGTAGGAAAGTATATGTACCACATACAGGCTGCGTTCTATGTACTGACTTGTAAAAAGGCTGGCTTAAAAGCTACAGAGTTTAGCTTCATTGCTGTAGAAAAAACTGCACCGTACATTACTCACTTACACAAGGTAAGCCCTGAGTTATTGAAGGAAGCTACAGAGCAGGTAGAAGAAACCCTTGCACGTATTGCAGAGGCAAACAAGACAGGTGTGTTTGGTACTGGTTGGGGTGAGTACTCAACACTTAAAGTAGGAGACTTTTAGCACCATGAAGGCAAAGCAATTCTCTGCAGCCATGAAGCATGGGTATAGGAGTGGGCTAGAGGTCAGAACTAAAGACTATCTCAACGAGCACAACATGCCGTTCAAGTATGAGGAAGTCAAGATTGAATGGGAAGACCTTATGTACCGCACCTATACTCCAGACTTTGTGTTGAAGAACGGTATAATAATTGAGACAAAGGGATTGTTTTCCGCAGATGACAGGCGTAAACATTTAGCTGTTAAGGCCCAGCACCCTAAGTTGGACATACGGTTTGTGTTCTCAAGTAGCAGAAAGAAATTAAGTAAGGGAGCAAAAAGTAGCTATGGACAATGGTGTACAAAGAATGGTATAAAGTATTACGACAGGATCATTCCTCTCGAATGGTTAGAAGAAAAAGGTAAGGACATGCATCCCTCGCTGATCCACTGCCCCTACAAAAAAGTAAAAAGGAGATAGCACACATGATAGAAGACAAAGTATTTCTGGACTTCAATCCGAATGACTACATCATTAGGTTGACACCTTTCTTAGATGACATGGGCAACTGGACAGGTGAGTTACTAGTGGGTACTGTTACCACAGATGAAAACAATCTGACTGAGGAAGATCATTTCAATCTCATGGGTATAACTAGGATGGTTTGTGCATCAGTACCTGCTATGGAAGAAAACGATAAGGTTCGTGATGTGTTAAATATTATAGTTGATAGGATAGAGCGTGATCCAGATGAAGATGACGAACCACAGTTAGTAGTATCAAGTGTAGAAGAGAATGTAATCAACGTTAACTTTAGAAGTAAAGGAGCATAGCTTATGGACAAGAACAAACTTACAGAGGATGACATGGTAAACTCACCTGCCCACTACAACTTTGCTGGTGTTGAGTGCATTGATGCTATACGAGCCGCAACAGGAGAAGAAGGTTTCTCTTACTATCTACAGGGTAACATCATGAAATACCTGTGGCGTTACCGATACAAGAATGGTGTGGAGGATTTGAATAAGGCTCAGTGGTATCTGAGTGTACTAATTGAGGATCAAAATGATAGTTAAAGTATTTTTAACCCTTGACATAGACAAGACAGAATACCAAATGCCAGCAGACAATTTTATTAACGATGAGATAAGAGAAATACTACAAGAATTTATCTACGATGTAGATGGGATTACAATAAAATCAATGAAAACAGTATCGGAGTAGACATACATGAATAACTTTTTACCAACAGATTACCAAGCCTTCATCCATACCTCACGGTATGCACGTTGGTTAGACACAGAGGGCCGCAGAGAGTCGTGGTCAGAGACAGTAGGCCGATACATTGACAACGTAGTACGTAGGGTTGTGGCAATTCCCGGAATACAGGCAAGCAAGATTGAGGAAGCTATCCTTAGCTTGGACGTTATGCCATCCATGAGGGCAATGATGTCAGCAGGGCCAGCACTAGACCGTGACAACACGGCAGGGTTCAACTGTAGTTACTTGCCAGTAGACGATCCCAAGTCATTCGATGAGGCAATGTACATCCTCCTATGTGGCACAGGGGTAGGCTTCAGTGTTGAGCGTCAGTTCATCAGTAAGCTACCAGAGATACCTGAGTTGTACGTTAGTGAGACAACTGTAGTAGTAAAGGACAGCAAAGAAGGTTGGG